GGCCGTCAGGCTGACGGCCGCGCCGACCGTGCTGTTAGGTCCACCGGACACTGAGGCGACGAACGTTGTGCTCCTGTGTATGAAGAAGTTGAACTGGCCGGTGGTGCTGGCCGGGGCGGAGAACTCCATACCGAACTGGCAAGCCCCGGCGGCGGTGATGTACCACTGACCGTGCACCCGGTACGTGCGGTTCCCCACCGACGAGGACTGGATCGTGCTCGGCGTCAGTGAGGTGATGTTCCCGCTGTTGCTCCCCAGGTTCAGGGTGCGCCGCTGGGTCGTATACACCTGGCTGTCGGTGCCGTCTACTACGGTCATCTGGCCGTTGCCGTTGGCGAACGCCACGGCGTTGCCCGCGCTTGAAGACGGGGTGGACCGGGACGTCAGTATCAGCTCGTTGAGGCCGGTCGCAGACCAGCTCGACCCGTCTGGCAGCGTCAGGCTCGTGTCGATGACGACTTGCAGCAGCTCGGCGTACGCCTGTAGGTGGGCGATCTGGCCGCGCAGGGCTGCGACGTCGCGCTGGGCCTGGTCGAGAGTGTAGGTGCCCATGGATCACCACAGCCCGTAGTTGGCGGCTTCGTACGGCGTCTCAGGCACCGCGTTCATGACGATCTTCCAGGTAAAGGCGTTGAGGGTCTCGGTGAAGCCCCAGGCGAGCTGCTTGACCGGGCTCTCCGGCACCCAGGCAGGCGGGTTGGTGATCTGGAAGTAGGACCCGACGTCCATGGCCGGAGTGGCGTCGAACAGGCCGCTCCCGGCCACCTCTGAGCGCGACAGGTCAACGCTCACCTGCGGGTACCTGTACTGGTCTACCGTGCCGAGCGTGAGTATCCAGGCCGCCAGGTTGGTGAGCTGGGAGTCGGCGTGCACGTTGACCGACGGCGTGTAGGTGTAATCGCCGACGCCGTTCGGCGGGGTCTGCACGCTAAGCGCGCCGCTGGCGAGCGTGGCGTTGACCGAGGAGCCGTTCGGTCGGCTCACGGTCACGTCGTTGCGGGTGCGCTGGTCGTCGTAGGCAGGCTGCAAGCCGTCAGCCAGCACGGCGTTCGCGTAGTTGAGGGTGAGGGCGGCAGCCTGGCTCATCATGCTGAGCCGGGTCTGGTAGTACATGCCGAGCATGTCGCGGGCCTCGGCGAGCTGCCCCTGGTCCGCGTCCTCGATCTCCTGGAGCAGGTCGGTGAAGCTCTTGTCGAGCTGCGGGCCCATCTGCGGGCTGATGGTCACGTTGTCGATCCCAAGCTGGCCGCTGACCCCGGAATATCCGGAACCGCCAGCGCGGATCGCGAAGAAAGCCGCGTTAGCGGGAGCAGTACCGGAAACCTTCAGCGTGACTGGGGAGGCCGTTCCGACAGTCTGTGTGGTCCCGGTAACAACGCTGATCGATGCGCCTGCGCCGGTGAACCACTCGATGGCGATGTAGGACCCGGTGATGCCGCCTGCGGCAAGGGCGAGAGAGTCTGCGGAAACCACAACGACAGTGCCCGGCGATACCGCGAGTCCGGACGTCCCGGTGGCGCTTTCAGCGTAGAACGCCGCATTGGTGGACGGCGTTATAACCAGGCAGTGAGGGCCCACAAGGAACGAGCCAGAGCCTTGCGCAGCAGTGCAGTTGGTCTTTGCGGTCCAGCCCTGCGTGCCGGACTCGAAACCCCAGAGACCAATAGGCAGGCCGGTGAAGCCTTCCTCAGAGCACAGCCTGATGAAGCGGTCGGCTGCCGACTCGCCATCGTGGCCGTTGATCGCGTCGGCGAGGCCGCTGGTGATCATGTCCTCCAGGGCGTACTGGACGACGACGTGGCCGATTGCGGTGTCCGCGATATCGCCGTTGGGCGCGACCACGACCTGGCTCATCGCAGCGATCGTCGCGGTGGTGAGGGTGCCGCTGGCGCTGCCGAACGACGAGGCGGCACCCGGACTGATCGTGTCGATCTTCCAGGCCAGGTTGGCCCCGCTGGTCGCCAGCTCAAGGCTCACCATCAGTTGCTGTCCGTTGACGCCTGTGATCCCGGACCCGGCAGAGTCAAACTTCAGCGTCGCCCCGTTGTATCCCCTGATCGAGAGCTTGCCGCTGCTGGCGGTGTTGTAGTAGCACTCGATCTTGGTCAGCGCGCCGGAGGAGATGACACCGCGAACCAGGGTGGCCCCGTCGGCCGGTGTGCTCTTGGCCGGGATGTCGAGCAGGAACCGGAGCACCACGTTGTTCGGCGTCGTAGACGACGTGAAGTTGATCGTGACCTTGCCAGCCGCACCGCTGCCCCCGAGATTGCTGATGGAACCGCCTGTGCCTGCCGCACCACCGCCTCCGCCGCCTGGCCCGCTTGGCGTGCTGCCATAACGCCTGACTTTCGAGCTGGTACCTGTGCCCCCTGCGCCCCCCGCACCTCCTCCGGTTACGGCGGTCGCCCCGGAGCCTCCTGTAGCCCCGGACGAGTTGCCTCCGTTGTTGCCCCCGGATGCTGTCCCGCCAGAGCCTCCGCCGCCGCCGCCGCCGTCGAAGGCAGTTATCAGGCAGGTTCCTCCGTTGCCGCCGTTGAAGTGCGTAGTGTTCGTCGAGCCGGTGCCGCCCGTTCCGCCCGTGGTGCCGCTGCCGTCGAAGTTGGGCGATCCCGAGCCGCCGTGCGCGGTGACCGTCACTGCGTCCCCGGCGAATGACGAGAGGCCCCCGTTGCCGCCAGCAGCAGCCCCGAAACCGGCGATTCCGCCTGCCCCGACAATGACCGGATAGCTATTGCCAGGCGTGACAGCCAGGCTGGATGCGCTTGCGAACTCGCCGCCGCCGCCGCCTGGAGCAGGGAAGTTCAGTCCGCCTCCGCCGCCTCCGCCTGCCCCCCAGCACTGCGCGGTAGTGACCGACGATACGCCGCCTGGTGCCGTCCAGTGATATGTCCCCGGCGTTGCCCACGTGACGGGTCCGGCCGCCGAGTAGCTGCCTGTGGTGCCCGTCCAGGTGGACTTGTTGACCAGAGGGATCGGGTCCGAGCCCTGGAAGTTGCTGTCGGACGCTGGCTGCGGTGTGCCGCTCCAGGTCATGTCGTCGCCGGGGATGATCAGGTTGCCGAACTGGGCGGCGCTGGTTCCCTCCTCGCACGGCCAGTAGGCAACCGGAGCAGTGGCGTCGGTCTTGAGCATGTAGAACCGGCGCAGCGACGAGCCGAGCAGCTTGCCCTGGACGTAGCGGCGCAGGATGCCGCCAACTGTGATCTGCACGTAGACGTCGTTGCCGGTCAGGTCCCATTGCGGCGGCCAGTTGCTGACCTCGCCCCAGAACCTGTACCCGGAGTAGGCGACGCTGGAGGCGGACTGCGTGTTCACGCTCACCCGGAACTGGGTGTTGCGCCCGATGTAGGGGTAGAACTGACTGCTGGTGTTCTTGGGGCTGAAGCTGCCGTCGCGGTTGTCGAGGGTCAGCGTCATCTGTGCTGGCTGGATACGGCTGGCTTCGGTCGGCCTGCCACGGACAATGGTCTGCACGGTGCGCTGCTGAACGAAGCCGCTGATGTCGGTCCAGGTGCCGTTGATCAGCAGCTCGTACTTCAGGCCGAGAACGTTGGCGGGGAATGCAGCAGTCATCAGTCTGCCCCCAGGGCGCGCTGCACGCTGCCGCCGCCCTTAGTGCGGACGGTGTAGCGGATGTCCTCTAGCTGCTGCTCCGAGAGACCGGCCTGCCGGAAGCTCTGGCCCAGTTCGAGCGTGATGTGGAGGGAGCCGCCGCCCTGGCTGAGCATCCGCTGCGAGTCCGGGTTGCTGTAGACCGTGCTCCCTGTCGGTATCCGCACCAGCTCAGGGCCGCTCTCCCCGACCATCGTCAGGTTCGATCGCGGTCCGCCCCCGGCCGCGCCCACGATGCCGCCGTGAGCCATGCCCATCTGGTTCTTGCCGACATTCCCGTAGTTGACCGTCTTGACGTACGTGGTCGCTGTCGTGCCGTTGATCGCGGCTAGCTGCGCCTTGGCCTGCGCGATGGCGTCCTGAAGCTGCTTGATGTTGGCCTGGATCTGAGCGCGGCGGGTGGCGGTCAGGTTCGGGTCCTTGAGCTGGCCCTTGGCGCTGTTCAGCTTGGACGTCAGGTCGGAGATGTCACCTTCGAGCCTCACGGTCTTCGGCATATTGGCCAGGTCGGTCTTCCAGCCCTCGATCTTGGCGTGCGCCGCGTCGAACACGTTGTTCACGTCGCTCTTGAAGCTGTCGAAGGCTGCTGCCGCGCCCTTGAGCTTGCCGCCGACGCCGGGCACCCAGCCGAAGGCGTCGGCCGCGCCGTGGACGATCACGCCCACCGTGTCGAGGAAGATGTTGGTGATCGCCTGCATCTCGGTCAGGAAGATCTCGGCGAAGCTGAGCACCGCTCTTCCCACGTCCGAGAACACCGTGACCACGACCTCGCGGAACGTCAGGCTCGTCTGCCACAGGTGCACCAGCCCGCCGACGACCAGGGCGACCCCGGCGACCAGCACGGAGACCGGGCCGCCCGCGATCGTCATCGCCGCACCCACGGCGATCAGCGCGGGGATCAGCAGGTGGTTGGCAGACAGCCAGTTCAGGGTGGCCGCCGCTGCCTTGGTCACGGCGGCGACGACGGGGATCAGGCCGCTCGCGATGTTCACGATGGCGGGCAGGAGCTGGTTGAGCACCTGGACGGCGGCGGGGCCCGCCTGCATGAACATCTGCATGAACACCTTGAGCAGCCCGGTGAGGCTCTGCCCGAGCACAGGCGCTACCTGGGTCGCTAGCTGGCTCATCTGCTTGATGAAGGCCGCGAAGAACGGGGTCTGGAGCAGCTTGTCGAACGGCGTCAGGAAGCCGTCGATGACCGAAGCACCCGCCTTGGCCAGGCCGCCGACAGCGGGCAGCAGGTCGCCTGCCGTGTGCACCGCAAGGTCGAGTACCTGCGTGACCACGGGCTCCAGCTTGGCGGCCAGGGCGTCGAAGCTGGTCTCCAGGCCCTTGATCGAGTTGGCGATCCCGCGCTGTGCCGGGTCCAGGTTCGCCCACGCCTGCTGCCCCGCCTTGCCGGTGCTGGTGAGCGCCTTCTCCACCTTGTCCAGCGAGGGAGCCGCGACCGCCGCGAACGAGCCGACCGCCAGCCCCGCAGCGGCCAGCGGGCCGGTGAGACCGAGGCCGAGGGCACCGGCCGCCAGCCCGCCGAAGCCCTTGAAGACCCCGCCCACGTGGCTGCCCAGGGAGTCCCAGGAGGACTTCTGGCGGTCGGTGCTGGCCCTGGTCTCGCCCTCGATCGCGGCAAGCTCGGCGGTTACGGCATCACCATTGACCGTAACCCTGATCTCCACCTTGTTCGCCATCTGGTCCCTCCCTCCGGGTTCCCAGGTCCTTGATCTTCAGCAGCCGGATTACGCTCGCTCCCTCTTTACGCGCCTGGCTCGGCAGGCAGTGGAAGCGGTCGCAGATGGCCAGGATCGTTTCGGCCTTTTCTAGCTCCCAGGGCTTGGTGACAACGGTTCCATCGGGATAGACGGCTCCAGGGAGGTCTCGCCATCGCTGGAGCCGGTCGGCAAAGGGGCTTCGATCCCGCCCATTGCCTGCGCCCACGCTCCTGCGATTGCGAGCGACAGCCGCAGCGGCTGCTTGACCAGCCCCTCGTAGCTGGCGGAGACCGGCTGGTCGTCGCGGCCGGTGAGGTTCCACTCGACCAGGCCGTCACCGACCATCTCCATCAGCTTCTTGACCGGACCGGCCGCAGCCAGTCCCGTCTTTTCCTTCACGGTGTCGAACCGCTCGGCCAGGTCGAGCAGCTCGCCGGTTGAAAGCTCGCGCACCGTGGCCTCAAGGCCTGCGAACGCGCTGCCCTCGAACTTCAGGACGAAGTGCGTCTCTTCCGGCTTGAACCCCATTACCTGACCCTCCTTCTGCGTACCCGGACGATCACTGCTGCGGGGACGGCGACGGCAAGCCACACGGCCACCGCCATCGTCTTGCCGGTGTTGCTGAAGGGCAGCACGGCAGGCCAGAACATGGCGAACAGCAGGCCCCAGAACCAGGCCCACGTCTGCCAGGCGGCTCGCCTGGTGCGGTACCTCATGACTGACTCCTTCTGCCCGGTGCCCGGTTGAACCCGCCAGCCGCGACCGGGCAAGCACGGCTGGCGGGCGCTTGCTAGTTCGTCGACCAGGTGGGCACGGTGCCGTCGGCCAGGACTCCCGGAGCCTGGTAGGTCAGCTCGCCGGTGTTGGCGCGGGTGATCTGGTAGTCGGTGAACAGCGTCTCGTTGTTGAGCTTGGGGTTGCCGGTTGTGGTGCCGATCGGGTTGATCGAGACGGTGCGGTTGACCGAGGTCGACGGCACGGTGGAGAACACCGCGTGCTCCGAGGTTGTCGCGGTGAAGTTAGCCACCCCGCTCAGCGTGCAACTGAAGTCGGCGAGCAGCAGGATGCGCTCGTTGGCGCTCTTGTCGATGCCAGTGACGTCCTGCACGCCGCGCGGCGTGCTGAACTGGAAGTTGGTGAAGTCGTTGCTAAGGGTCCGGGGAGTCCCGCCGGAGTCGTCCACCAGGATCGCTCCGCCGAGGCCATTGGTCTTTGCCACTGTGAATCACCCTCTCTGAAATGCAGTCGCGAGCTTGTCCTGGTGCTCGGCGAAGTCGTCTATCCAGTCCTCCGCCCGCACGTGGGTGCGGACGGAAGTCGTTGCCGCGCGCCAGTCGCCGCCGCGCACGCTGAAGATGACCGGGCGCTCCAGCGGCAGCCGGTGGTCGCCCGACCGGAAGCAGCGGTTGCCCGGCTTGTACAGGAGCTTGACCAGGGTCATCGTGACCCGCTGCTCGCTGTAACTCCGGGAGCGGTCCTCGTGAGTGCAGTAGTGGTACTGCTTGCGGCCCAGCTCGGTGTCCAGGTCGATCGTGGTCACCCAGCCAGCCCGGTACGCCTCGCAGTCCACTTCCTCGCAGGTGGCGGGACGCCAGTG